CGCGTGTTGCATATTCTTCTAAAAATTTTAATTTATTAACTGAATTATTTTTCTTCGATAACCATTCATTACACATCAATTTTGAAAATTGTTCATAAGTAATTGGATCACCAATTTCATTCCATTGTACCTCACTGGAAGTATCCCTTTGTATTCTTTGAAATTCATAAACACTTAAATCAATTGCAACATTAGGATCCAATTTAGATTTATCCAATTTACGATATGACCGCCCAGAATTACCAATCTTTTGAATAATAGACTTATTCACAACCGGCTGTACTCTAAAAGCAAATTCACCAAGACGATTATAAAAAGCGTCGGGAAAAGTAATAGATTCCAGTTTAACGTTCATATCATTAGTAGTATAAATCATAACCTCAGCAGATGAAAATGTATTTTTATCATGTAATGCCGCCATATGTAAATGTTGCGGAAATGTATTACAAGAACGAATAACTTCAAAAATTTCAGGATTTGGTGCAGTTTTATCATCTTTCATTTGAAAAGCATCATCATAAATAACAATTTTCTGATTTTTATAACCATCCCAATATTCAGTTTCAACCTGTCTACCATAAACCTGGTTATGAAAATCTTTCTTACTCATCAAACCCATAGTTCTTAACATATCTATACAAAATGGATAAATCATCTCTGTTTTACCAACACCAGATTCACCAACCAACCATAAACATACTGGCCGCATTCTTGGACCACCACCCTTAACTGGAGACATTGAAACATATTCATGTAATGCACGAGCCGGTATTAATGTAGTTGTAATTAATCGAGAAATATCACGATCAGTAGATAATAAGGTATCAGATTGATATTTTAAACCTTTTGTATATAAATCCTGTACTTTATTAGCAATTTCAATATCAGTATCAATTTTATTACGTTCATCTAGATCCAAATAGAATCTTACTTCTTTTGCCCACGCATAAATTTCTTCATATAAGCCATTAGCTCTACGTAATTCATCACGTGTTTTACCAAGAACCATCATTTTAAGTTGATCATTGGCAATATTAAAATATTCTGAACACCAATCATAAATTTTTGATACTCCATTAACTGCCTTTGGAATTCTATCTAAACGAGTTAAATAAGAATCCCAATCTTGTTTACCAGGAATTTTCTTAATGCAAATAAATGCCATAAAAGCAAAAATCAATTTACCACAAGTGGCAAAATAAGGATGATATATAACATCTTCTTGTGATACCTGAGTTTCTACACGATTAAATTTATCCCTTAATTCCATAACTAAATCAATAA